ACCTCAGCCTGAACTGCGGCATAGTCGTAACCAGCTGCAGTTAACGCATTCTTTCTGGCATCACCATTACCCCATGCACCCTGAATAACTTCCTGAGCCACCTCACTAATAGACTTATCAGGATTAGGCTTAGGAGCAACGCCACCAGATGCATACTTAGGACGAGCAAACCCTCTAATGTAACCCCATCCTACGTTGATAGTTCTTCGTCCAACCCTCTCACTCATGTTTCCTTCAATACAAGTAATTGTGTTTCCACTTACCTGCTCAACATAACCAATATGGTCAGACCAACCGTCATTCGGCTGAGAACTATCGTCCCAGTTAAACACGATAATGTCACCTGCTTGAGGCTTAATCGAACCATCTTCAATCCAGATACCTTTCATCTTGAAGATGTCTACATGCTTTTCAACACCAACCTCAGTACCAATCAAATCAACTGCTCCTGCTTTAATAGCGGCAGCTGATACAGTAGCATCACACCATTCATCACTTGGTTTAATAGCATAGCCACGAGCCAATGGTTTATGACTGTTGTACACATTCAAAATTTCAATATACTTACCATTCGCTTTACTATACCCAATCCAACTACGCATTACGTTCAATACGTCTTGAGCTGTAACTCCCACTTTAGTGTCCTCCTTTTCACCATCGTTAGAAAGCATGCTCTCTTCGTAGAGAGTGTCCATATCAACGTTGCCATTGATTCCGCTTACCTTGCCTGTACTACCTGTCTGCTGAATTACGCACTCAACATCAGGACCACCAGTATAATCTGCCAACCAAAGATTCTTACGATATTCAGAAAGCTGAGCCCAATCGTAATAGTTCTTATAATAATCCAGATTCGAATAGATACCAAGCTTTTTACAACCAGCAGCCTTAAGAGTATCAAGGAACTCTTTTGTATACTGAGTACACAATGCCTTGGTAACCTTAACACCAGCTTTAGTCCATGTATCATATTCAAGGTCTGCAAAAATCCAAGTATTAGTTGGGTCAAGACCAGCAGCTTTCATATTAGCAATACAAGCATTTGCATTCTCAGCGATTGTTGCACCATCTACATAAATGAAATGATACACACCAAGAATAGGAATACCTGCAGCTTTAGCTCCTTTAACATACTCAATGAACTGGCCATCAATAGCTCGTCTATAACCTTCTCTAAAGATACAGAACTGAATACCATCAGCTTTTACTTTATTGAAGTCAACTGAGCCTTGCCACTCTGAGATGTCAATTCCTTGTTTACCCATTACTTTCGGCCTCCTTTACCTTTCTTGCCACCTTTCTTAGTGCCACCACACTTAGCCATGTTACTCACCTTCTTTCACTTCAGGAATGCCAGCAACACTAGTCAAGATACTTACCACACCGGCAAGCAGGCTAGCACTACCAACCATTACCCAATTCACTTCGCCCATGGTAGCAGAAGCACCAATAGTTGCGATAGCAGTCTGAGCAACAGTCTTGATTGCACGAACACCAGCAGCCTTAAGCCACTTAACAGTATTCACATCAGCCTTAAACACACAATTCTTGAACATGTTTGTTCCTCCTTTCATAATCAACCAGCTCTGCTATTGAAGTCCTTATCTTTAACATCAGCAACTGTTACTGTATCAAGTGCATACCAGATAGCTGAGAAAGAGTGTGGGTCAATATTAAACTGGTCATAGATAACGTTACCTTTTGCATCTTTCTTATAAGTCAAGTCCTTTAACTCTCTTATGACATTCTTGCACTTAGGACTTACTACGATTTTTCTAAATCGTTTTACCTTTCTTGTATTAGATAACCTTGAACCTGCAAACTTATTTCTACAAGCTCGAATCCTGAATCCGTTTTGCCTATAGTAAGTGATTGCTTTAGGGTCCTCATTATCGGCCACAATCATTTTGTTATGACCTGCATTGTTCAGGTCGTTTATTCTTCGCCTTAAGCTCTGCATCTCAGGCTGATTTGCAAACACATCATCTGTTACATGGTTCATATAGATTTCATCCCATATATACAAGACACTGTTCTTCAAATCCACACTCATACTGATAACAGCATTGAATGATTCTTCAAAACCAAAGTCAAAGCCAAAGTACTGATTCTCAGGACCAAGTCTCTCAATTGCCTTCTTAAATGTTGCAGGGTCTTTTGCAATAAGAAACTGAGGCAACACTCTTGTACCGGTTGCACCGAATCTTCCCCAACGAGCTACCATATATAATGGATAGTCATAGTTCTTAAGGTCATCCAGCCGTTTCATGTACTGCCAAGGCAACCAAGGATTATCATCTGGTGTGCTGTGGTGGTAGTATGTACCATTGTGAATGATGCATCTCTTTTCATAGAACTTATCCTCATCCACCATGACATCTTCTTGACCTTCATCATCCAGTCTTACAAAGAAATGTCTATACACCCAATTGTCTCTACCGATAGGGTTACAGCTTAAGATGAAGTGCATGCTTACGTTTGGTGTACGAATACGGCCAAGCAATTCTTTGTAACCTTCATACTTAATCTCAGAACACTCCTCCAACCAGACAATAGAAACACCATTGATAGACTTTACCTTTTCAGGCTTGTCCATTCCTTTGAAGATTATCTGACTGCCATTCTTGAACTTGAACTTTAGTGGGCTTTTCAATGCCAGGACTCTGTTTTGTCTTCGCTTAAATTCCTTTGGGTCAGTAGTCAATAGTCCCATATCATCAAGTATCTCACAAATCAAATCATAGCAAGATTCCTGAATAGTATCGTACACCTCTCTGATAACCAATGCCTTACGCTTTTCCTCAAGCAGCTTTAAGATTATCTTGAATGCAATATGATATGACTTACCTGAACCATAACCACCAATAAGCAAATATCGTTCATAGTCCCAATCAAATAAGAAGTCCTCGAATGCCGGACTAACAGCTTTTGTCACCTTCATAGTTTAGTCCTCCCATTCTTCATCTTCCCAATCATCAGGCCAATAGTCTAAATCCTCATCAGATGCTTCATTCTCCACTTTAGTTGCCACATTTGAAGTGCTCTGCTCATTAGTCTGAGCCTTTTTCTTAGCAGCCTCTGCCCTCTCTTCTTCTGTAGCACTGCGAATTTCAATCGACTGATTTACTTCGTCTTGCCACTCTTTATCCTCTGCTGTTTCATCTTGCTGAGCCGTAGTCGACTGACTTGCACTTGCCCTTGTTACTGTCACTTGAATCCTTGTATCTTCTTCATCAAGCTCAATAAGCTGGTCTCTATTCTTTTTCCATTTATTAGGAAGTCTGTTATACAACCAACACTGAATAGCAGAGACGTTTGGTGCTTGTTCTTTATCTGTCACCTCTTTAATTGTCTCCACTGTCTTACCAAATCGAATGGTTGTAGTCACCTTTACTTCTTTTGTATGATACCCTAAGGCTGATTTGAGAAGAGCGTTTTCTACTTTGTAGTCAATGATTTCTCGGCCTTTCTTAAGGGCACTATCAATTTCAGGATATTGAACTCTCCAGGCACGAAGAGTACTTATTGAAATACCAATACGATTCGCAATATCTTGAAATGTGTAACCGTCTCTTGCCCAGCATTCCAACAGCATCAGATTGTCTTCTTCCAACCACTCTGTGGCAATGCATTCATTTTTAGTTTTCTTTTCTGACGCCATTGTGTTGCGTTCTCCTTTCCTCCAAAATAGAACAAAGCCTGGAATATTTCATCCAAGCTCGTTCCTCTTTAACAATTTGGTTTGCTTACGCTTTACCTTATTTTAATGCCGCCATAGCTTTAGTCATCAGCTTACCAACATACTGTCTCTGAACTGCAATCTTACCTGCAGCTTTTGTGAAGCTAATCATATCTGTGTAAGACTTAGTAGCCTCATCATAATCAGGACATCTCAATGCTGTGTATTCAGCTTCAAATTCCTCATCCATTTCCTGCATCTTTGCACATACAGCATCGATATAATCTGCAGCTTTGGATTCCTCTGCATTCTTAACTGTGATTGTGATGTATCTGTAAGCTTCCTTACGAGTATCACCAACCTCAACAAATGCTCTCTGAATACGCATTGCTTTTTCCTTGTTGGATTCCTTCTTAACTTGCTTTGCAGCCTTTTTCTCATTCTCAATTTTCTCGATTGCTTCAACCAACTGTGCCTTAGTCATATCCCAACGACCTGCAATGTTTAACTCCTTAGCAACCTCACGTAATTCCTTAACACTCATTTCATTGATTTTCTTCATCACTTTGTCCTCCTGAACTCTTAATTTGATTTTTGGTTTCGGTTAGGTTCATTCCTTAACCTTGATTAAATTATACCACAATCAAATAGGTTTGTACACCCTTTTCTTAAAAGTTTTTGAAGATTTTTCAATTTTATTTTATCAGCATCAGGCTGGTTTATTTTAAGGCCATTCCAGAAGGTCACCAGATAACCCAGAATGAATCCGATTTATTTTATATAGATTTATATTAAATATCCAATAAAGTTAACCAGAAGTCATTCTGGATTATCCTGGGATTATCATGCATCCTTTACTGATTCATCCACCTCAAGCTTAACGCCTCCCCATTTCCAGAGGTCCTCTCTTAATTCAGCCAATGTCAATACACCAGCATTGTAAGAATCATATAAGCTTAAGCAGTCATCAACAAACTTTGGCAATCTCTTCTTTGCCGTCTTAGGCCAATAATCATCACCAAGCAATACCTCACAAGGAATAGCTAACATAAGCTGCCAAGCAATATCAACAGATTTCTGACCCGCTATCTTACTTGCCTCTTCATAAGCTTTACGTCTTTCCTTTGCAAGCATATCAGCTATTTGTGATTCAGTCAATGTGTAGACTTTCTCTTTTGGTACAACCTTACCTTGTTTTGCTGCAGCTCTTCTTGCTGCTCTGTTACTCATTGTTGTGCTCCTTATAGTAACCACAGCTCTTAAACTCTGGACACTCATGACGATATTCACACATAGGAATAAGGAAGCCCTTAAATTCAGGATTGACCTTTTCAACCTCCTTACAGATTTGTGTCATGATGTATCTGGTAGTTGCATCAGCCATACCACACAGTCTACGATGTGACATGAACATGAGCTGCTCTGCATTTACATCAATGATGTGACTTACCATTGCATTCTGTGGTGCCAATTCTCTGTCGTACATAGTTTGCCTGTCATTCCTTTGAGACTGAACGTAATGCTCAATACCAATCTTATGACGTACCAGATGCACAGATGCAAAATACGGAATAGTCAACCTGATTGTGAACATCAACGTTCTGATAGGTGAATGTTGAGCTTTGAGAATCTGCCTCTTCCACTCATCGGTCACCTCTTTACCGGCATACTTCTTACCCATAGTATTCAATGCCAGTTCTTTACACCTTGCCCAGTCTGCTTTGGTTGGATTCCTAAGAATTTCAACCTGAATATTTTCGTTTGCCACTTAAATTCACTCCTTACTTATAAAATCTGATTCCTTCTGATTCGTATAGAAACTCAAGATTTCTGCTATGCCAGTTGTCTTCATCAACACAATTCTCAAAGTATGTTGCACCGCCACTGTAGTCATACTTGGCTTCCATAACTACCTTTACAGCTTCATAGCAGTCTTCGTTTGGCTCAACTCTATCCCAACGTCCATTATCAATAGGACTAAATTGATTTTCCTGGAATATTACTTCCTCAATTGTATTAGGAAACTCATCAGACCATACACGATTTAGTACACACATAATGATTAGTGTTTTGGTTTGAGTGTTACATCCTTCGGCTTCTGCCATTGCAATTCTTGCCAGCAGATAACTTTCCTTTGCTGACCAGTCTTTGCTGTATGTAAACTCAGGATAGTAATCAACTTCAACCTCACTTGATTCCTCTTCTGTTTGAGGCTCAAATGTAACCAGATTAGACACATAAGGTATTGTGGTCTTATTACTGTAAGATTCACTTACGCTCTTTGATGTGTCTTCCTTTTCAGCAATTACTCTTGGCATATTGCATAGTGCTATAATCATTATAATAGTAATAATAATTATATGCCATACCAGATTCTTGCATGTTGCCCTTTCAAGATTTCTTTGCTGAATGCGTCTTTGCTTAATATATTGTGACTTTTTCATGTTGTTCCTCCGTTCCTCTTAACACTTAAACCTTAGCTGAAAACCAGTTGTGATAGGACACTCATCACAGATGCCATACTCACACGAGATTCCTTCTTCTGAACACTTACGTAATGTTTCAATGTCCTGTCTAAATCTCTCAAGCTTTTCTGCATCTTCTTTCTGAGCTGCCAATTCCTCTTCTGCCAACTTGGCTTCTAATTCTTTTTGCTCCTGCAATTTCTTGGCCTCTGCCTGCTTCTTGCTGATAATCATCAATTGCTTCCAGTATTTCTGCATTTTGTTACGTGATTTAGCAAGTTCCCCTTTTGTTAGTGCCTTATTGGCTTTTATCTTTCTTGCAATGTCTCCCATCTCTTTGGCATCGATTTTACTGAAGCCGATGCAATTGTCCTCAATACTTTCACCTTTGTCTTTTTCTTCAGGTGTTTGATTGTCGTATACCAGCACAATAGCTCTGAGTAATGCTTTGTCGTTAGTCTTTAACAAGTCTTTAAGATAGGCTTCCCATTGTTTTTGACTGGTAAAGTATTCCCATGCCGCCATTTGATTTCCTCCTTTACTTTTAGTATATCACCAGGGATTCCAGAATGACCCCAGATTGATTTTTATTTATAAGGTATATATTTCCTTACCTTAATAATTAAAATTAAATCTGGGACAATCTGGATAACTTCTGGATTATAACAGGCCTTTACGTTCAAGCCAGTCCTCAAGGTCAGCCAAGTACAGAATCAATTCCTGAATACGATTGTTTGGGATAGATACCTCACCATAATCATCAACTTCAGTGAATCTCTTATCGGGTACCGGAATGGTTGTGCCTTTACCAATCTTATTTGCGTAAGAACGAAGTACGTATGTAATCACACAAAATACAACCGGTATGAACAGTTCACCACCTACACCAAGGTAACCTCTTGTTGCACATACATTCTGACCTACGATATACATCAGATACGGAAGAATGAAATTCAAAATCCAAGCAAAGTTTCTAAGGTTGCTTGTAATGAAATAATCAACAGCTCGTACAACATCAACGATGATTGCACCCATAATACTAAAGAATCTCTTCATGTTTATTCCTCCAATCGCTTTCTAAGCATTTCTTTATAGTAGTTCATTTTTATATTTATCTTTTCTTCAAGACGTCTTTGAAAACCAGCAGCACTACATCTATCGCAATGCGTGTCCTCATTTATGAAGAAGCTATGATGCATCTCTTTACAGCACTGACAATGCTGAGACATTACATCATTTTCTCCGTCCTGAACTGCAAACAAATGTATCGTAATAGTTGGATATTCGCCTTTGTCCTCTTTTATGAATTGCACCTGAACATTTACAAATTCAGCTTTACTTAATACATTTGTTGAATACCATTTCACAGCCGACATGTATGCCGATTTCATTGTATCGGCTGTGAATGATTTCTTGTAAAACTCTCTTGAGTACTTAATCATAGTCAACACCTTCCTTTGCTTTGAGTGATTCCTCTTTAGCCAGCTTATCAACCAGCTCATTGAAGGTGTTGCCGGCATGACCTTTAATCTTTATGATTTTTATGTAAATACCAAGAGACCTTGTTCTGTTTCTTAGGAATGCAAGTTCCTCCCACAAATCTCTGTTCTTCACATCATTGTTTTTAGTTGTCTTCCAATTGTTTTGCTGCCATTTATCAATCCAGCCATTATTGATTGAGTTAACAACATAAGCACTGTCAGAATACAACTCATATTCGGCATCACTTAGATTCTTACTCAGCACCTTCTTAAATGCTTCAATTACAGCTTTAAGCTCCATACGATTGTTTGTGGTCATCTTTTCATTACCACTAATCGTTGAGCATTTGCTTGCTGTATTGAAGACTGCAGCCCATCCACCTGGGCCAGGATTTTCTGAGCAAGCACCATCTGTAAAGATTCTTACTCTCAATGGTTCTTCCTCCTTAACTCCAATCTTCTTCATCATCTTCAGCTTCAGCCATTTTAGCATCAGCTTTCTTTGCAAGTCGTTCTCTTTCCTTTTCTTCCTTGGTAGCTGTCCTTACCGGTATTTTGCCAGACTTTACTTCTGAATACATCTTAATTGCAAGCTTAGCAAATACTTCATACAGACACATACCATAGACTGTTCCTAACCATTCGTGCTCGGTTGTTGTTTTTACACCGATAGAGTAAATACCAAGAATCGGTTCGAAATACGACATCGTCATCCATTGTGGTGTGATTTCATATTTTTGAACCAACACACGAATGAGCTTTTCAATTGCTTCAATAGGAACATCACTCTCATCTGAGTATTTAGAAAGTGGTTTGATTTTCCTCAACACCTTCTGAATTATCTCTTGACTTTCTTCTTTTCTGTAGTCAAGGTTTAGAATTTGTTCTGTTTTCATAGTACAGCTTGTACCTCCTTAAAACAAGTATAAGCTGGGTACATGCCTCTCACACATACCCAGCTTACGGCTATCTATTGAGGCGGATTCATATACCGACTGAACATTAAATGTCCCAGTCTTCGTCGTCCTCAGACTCAGCCTCGGCCTTCTTAGAAGCCTTAGCTTTACCACCCTTAGCAGATGCCTTAGGTGCAGCCTTCTTATCTTCCTTCTTAGGAGCCTCAGCCTCTTCGTCGCCCCAGTCATCATCTTCCTCAGATTCAGCTTCAGTAGCCTCAGCCTTTGCAGCATCGTCCTTGATAAGCAGGTCAGCGTAGAACTTAGCAGGCTTCTTAGGAGCTGCCTTAAGCTTACGAGCCTTGCACTCCTTGAAGAGCTCCATAGCGGACTTACCTTCATAAGGATTAGCTTCAGTAGCATCATCCTCTGCCTCAGCATCTTCAGCCTCAGCTTCGGTAGCTGCACCGAATGCCTGCTTACAAGCTTCAACCAGGTCAGCCTTCTTAGTAGACTTAGCAAGCTTTCTCTTACCAGCCTTACCAAGGATGTCCCAAAGCTGCTTAGCACTCATGGACTCATCCCACTGAGCAGTTGCCTCAGTTGCATCCTCACCTGCGTCTTCGGTAGTAGCTTCAGCTTCAGTGTCCTCAGCATCCTCATCAGAACCAGATTCAGTGATACCAGCCTTAATAGCTGTATTCACCTTGTTTGCAGTGAGGTAATCAGGCATGTAACCCATAAGGTCAACAAACTCCTCACCAGCCTTAGCAGTAACAACTGCAATCTTGTGTGCCAGAACCGGATAACGTCTACCGATGTCGGTAATTGCCTCCAGGTCAGTTCCCTTTGCGATAATCTTAACCGCTTCATTGAAAGTGTAATTCTTTGCCATTTTTGATTTCTCCTTTTCATGTTTTGATTTTTGATTGATGTTTTCTCCTGAACTCAGGACTTACTTTCAAGTTGTGGAAGTAGGATTGAGGTTTCCTAACCTCCACCTCTTGAATATATTATACCAGGTTACTTACCATTTGTACATAGGCTTTTTGAAAGTTTTTGAAAATATTTTGAACTTTTTACTCGTCCCATGCATCTGAATCTTCGGAATTTTCCTCAGAAATTTTAATTGCAAGATTTACTGCATCTCTAAGGTTATACAATCCATGAATATCTTCAACATGGAATGCACCTTTCATGAATACCGAAGTAGTCTTGTCATTTTCCTTGGCTTCAAGCTGCTGAGCAATTGTGAAGCCACCTTTGGAACAGTTAGAAATAACAATGTTCCTTGAATCGGTTACCTTAGCTCTGGAAAGCTCATGGTACTCAATCTTACTCTTCGCCATCTTCAATGTCCTCCATTTCGTCTGTTTCAATTTCAGCCTCCATAAGAACAACAAACTCTTTGTTTTCGTCAGAGTTCAAAGGAAGCAAATTCAGATTGTCCATTTCGATGTAGTCATTAAGACCATTAAACTTGATTGTCGATTCACCATCACCATCAATGACAATCTGCTTTACCCTGAAGAATCCAAGTTTCATAGGACTACCACCAGGGATTTTAGCTTTGATACTCACATCATTGTTGAGCATCTGCATAAGCTGAATTGTATTGGAAAGCTCAGAATACTGAGCCTTAAGTGTGAAGTTAACTGAACCATTAGCTGATAAGCTATGGCCACCGTATTTCACTACCTCTTTGACCTTTACTTTCATGTTGCTGACCTCTTTTCTTTTTTGAATCGTTTCTCATTTTCTTCGTTGAATTGCTTACGTGCTCTTGAGCTTGATTTGATTGTCCTACCACCAACAGTAGTCATATCTTCATGCTCACTTAAATCAACACCTATAAATGCATTTGCACTGGTGTATTCTCCTGTCTCGATGTATTGAGCTGCTTCACAAAGCATGTCTGGCTTAACCAACAGGTAAACCTCATTGGACTGCAGAAATTGAATCGCAAACACAGGTAGTTTGTGAGCAACAGCTGCATTGTAGCTCAATGTATCTAAGTCCTTTTTATGTATTCTAATACTCTCTGCATCAGTTGATTTTAACTGACAAATAACTTCTTCTGATTGACCATCTTCCTTTTCAACCCAACCGGAACCTGAGTTCTTTGTAGGTTTCAAGCCAAGGGATTCCATTACCTCTGCTTCATTCTTTCTATAGAACTTACCTGACCTCTTCATGCTTACATACCCTTTAATACATCACCAAGCATAAAGTCATATTCAGACTTGGTTTGTATCTCTTCCTTAAGATATAGCTGAAAGTATTTGAGACCAGTTGCTGCAATCAACTCAAGCGGTAGGTTTGACTTAGGCATGATATACCCGAATGTGTATACCTGACTATCAGCATCTCGTGTTCTGTCTAACACAATACGCATTTGCCATTCATTCTCTTCCTGACCTCTTGCGAAGTTTGCCCTGAACTTTGGTTTCCCTTTATCGTCTTTCAGAATGTAACTGAACTCTGAGCAAATCTTACCACTGTAAACTCGATTATCTAAATCCTTTAGTGTTAGCATTTAGTACCCTCCTTCTTTGTTCCATTGTGGTCGAATCCTTCCATTGCTTGTACACATGAGATGCGATGTTTGTCAGATACTCACGGTCGTATTTAGTCAGCCTTGACGGAATGTCAAAGCCTGTACTTCCATCAAAGTCATACATTGCATAGTAATATGTTGAGCGCCTGAACTCTGCAGGGTCACATATTCTTTGCAATTCGACCAGTTGATGTGATATACTATCGTAGTATTGGTCAGACACACAACTCTCATTTTGTTCGTAATACATTATGCTGTAAACAATTATTCGTCTCTGCAAATAACTAATCTTAGTTGAATCAGACCAGTAAATACATGGACACTTACTGAAGTCTATCATTTACTCACCTCCTACTTGAGGCCTTTTCTTGCTTTTCTTCGCCTGATGATTGCCATGTCTTTCTGAGATTTGACTCGTCCATTCTTCATAACCTCAGCAGCTAACGTCTTATCAAATATCTTCTCATTACATACGTCACATATCGTCATAATATTTCCACCGATACACAAATCAAACATATTCAATACTTGACTTTGACTTTCACCACACTCACAACAAACTGCATCAGACTTTGTGTTATTACGCATCTTTATGGCCATAAGCATATAACCACCCTTCTAAATCGTAATCCTTGAACTCAAGCACTTTGGTTACTCCACCACTTTTCATGAGGTCTTGCACTTTTAGAGCAAGCTTAGTAGCAAGCTCATTATCGTTGCCTTCATAAAGATATTCCATTTTGCCGTGTCTACCATTCACACAGCCAATTTCAATTTTTACTGCATACAATCCGCGTCCTGGTCGACCTTTACTCAAATGCTTTACACCAAACGTATTACTTGATTTCGCCTTCATTCTTTTCTTCATCCCATTGAATCAACCTTTCATCGTCGTTAGGAATTCTCCAACAATTACGACATGCACCTTTCATTTGCTGTGACCTTTGCAAGCCCTGATAAGTCAAGTAACGAATTGAACCGCAACGAGTGCATTGACATTTGAAAATGTAGTTGATATATTCATTTCCACCTGTCTTTCGTCCTTCTTTAACTTCTTTAAGCTCATAACCTGCAAACTCAAGCACGTGGTACACACCAAATACTTTATCAACAAACTTCTTATTTATCTCATCTTCACCGATTACGTTGTTCATAAACCTTACAGGCAACTGCTGACGAGATATGATATTGAACCTGTTTGCATTTTTGACTCTGTCATCTTTACAAGCATTATTTTCTACAGAGTAACCTACTCTCATCTTTGCTTTTGCTCCAGCCACATTTATTGTAGCAGCCTTTGCAAGCTTTACTAAGCACTGATACTGATTACATGGAAGTAGCTCAGTATTCATTTCATCGATTGGTTTTCTAAACAAGCATGTATCACATGCACCAATTTTACCTTTTGTTTGCAACCATATCATTTCTTCGTTTGTCATCTTAGCAGCTCTCCTTTTCATTTTTCTTTGCTTTTACTTACAAAAGCCAGAGGCTGCTTACGCAGCCATCTGAACCTTTCTGAATGCTTGATGATATTTCGTGTAACCCATCGGATTAAACGTATTGATTGTGTCTTTATCCAAACCTTTTACCACAGCAATCTTGATAATCATCTGTAAATCCATTCCTTGCTTTTCAAGCTTGGTTACCATCGTCATGCATCTGTAACTGAATGTTGCTCGAATTCCTTTACTTTGAGCATCTTTACGAAGCTGGTGAATGAATTCAACCAAATCACTGTTGTTCTTGGTGATTGCCATTTCAATTCGCATACTGTAATCAAACTCGATAATTGCGAATCTATCAAGCGTTGCCTGGTCTAACACCATACGTCCTGTATACATGTCATCTGCACCAGAACCAACTGTGTTACCAGCAGCTACGAAATGTACATGGTCAAAATCAACTCGACCATTAGGAAACTCAAAGTAACCATTAGCAATTGCTGCATTAAGCAGAACCAGAACTTCAGGAATCGAAGCATCCATTTCATCAAGGAAGAAAATACATTCGTTGTCGTCCGTACAAGCTTTATAGAATTCAGTCTCATGAAATTCCCCCCCAGCATCAATAAAACCAGTAAGCTTGTATTCTTGCTGAACTGAATTGCTGAAGTAGAAGTTCCAGCCAAGCTCATTAGCAATCTGTTCGACTGTGTGATTTTTACCAGAACCGGCAGGACCAGCAAGATAAACCGGAATACCACTTAACAAGCATGCTTTAATATCTTCATATCTTTCATGGTGTACCTCACCATTCTCATCAACCTCAACTTGGGGAATTTCATTCGGAACAACAATTCCTTTTCCTTCAAGCTCGGTTTTGATTTTGTTCGAGGTACCACCTTTTGCTTTACGCATCCCCTTCGTTTCGTATTTCTTTACGATGCTTATCAGCTTGTACTCATACAATGTGAAGTTTACGTGACATCCATCAATTACCACAACACCCATACCATTTTGAACATACATCTTACGAACGTATGTAAACAGCTTTTCTGAATTTTTGAATTTCAGTGTCACCACTACATGCCCAGGTTTGTTTGCTCGTTCAATTTTCAATACCTCAAATCTTACTTCGTTGTTTTCCATTTTTCTTTGCTCCTTTCTCAACTGAGAACTTTTATTTGTTTATCTGTATATATCTTACCACACTCTGAGCAATTTGTACATAGGTTTGACGAAAGTTTTTCAAATATTTTCGAGGTCATCGATTCCTTTGATTTTGTTTACATCTTTGCGAATGAAGTTTGGAAGCAAATACTCACCTTTGAATATTTTTCGCATTCCATCTGAAGTTGCAGGACTTCCATAACCACCAACAAACGCATTTGTAATATTTGGATAAACCTCAATGAATCTGAAGAACAAACGTCTTAGCATTGATGGATGAACCAAAGGGAATGCCAGCTTACTGATGTTCAGTTTTTCATTCGCTGATTTAATTCGTACCTTGATGAAAAACTGCTTTGAACCAGCACTCGTTCCTAACACAATGTTCAGGTTGCATCGATAACCTTGAGCTTCAAGCTTCTTTACAATCTGCATTGCTTTAATGCTCTCATTCATGATATCGTCTGCACTTACACCAGCACTATAATCGATTGACTTGTTCAATGTGATTACTTTCTGTTTCATTGGTACCATTTTCTTCGTTACCATGTTGTTTGGAACACCCATCAAATACAATGGAACAATTGCTTGGTAACCTTGAACACCTAAACATGTTCTTGGTTTCATCGTAGGCTCTGTTTTGCTCTCAATTACTTTAAGTTTTTGAACCAGCTTGTTTGCCATTTCAGACCAGCCATTCTTAAACAGCTGAACTGCCTCACTAAAATCTCTCGTTTTTGTGAAGTAGTAGTCACCATCAACACTGGAATGCTTAGCCCAACAGAATGCATCGTTGAATGGTGTGTGAATCAGATACTCGTAAAATTCATGTAAGCTGTCATACTCAACAACTTCAGTTTTGTCTGTGATTTGATTTGCTCTCATCTTTGTTTCCTCCTCTAAGGATTTGTGTGTTATACCTTAACCACTGTAATTATTATACCACAAGGATTTTGATTTGTACATACCCTGTGTAAAAAATATTTTAGTTAGTTTATAAAGAAAGAAATATAGAAATAAGAGTCTATAGACTCTATCATGCACGTACATACGTGTAAGGGAATAGCTACCTATGACGTTTGTCTTTACGAGGTCTATGCATACATGCTAGCATCTCAAAGTCGCTTGGGTAGATTGTGTAGGCTTGGTCTTTACGAGCTTTGGCCTTTTCCTCTTCCCATTTAGCTTTCTCTGCTTTGTACTGCTCACACTTAGCATGACATCCTGGGTACCTTGTTGGAGGCACACAATCTTTGCAGCATTTGATTGCCATACTACTTTTCCTCCTGAAGCTTGTCTTGGTCACCTATAAACCCAAACATAGCTATTCCTGCACTATCTGCAGCATCGTTGTTGTACATATATTTCTTTCCCTGGCGTATGAATGTGCCTTTGGTCTTTCTGCCCTCTATTGGGATTAAGATACTATCCTCCCATCCCTGCTTTAGTAGCCATCTGACTGTAGGCCATTTCTCTTCTGGAACTCCAAACTTATTTGGCATGGGTTTACTGGTTCCTATTACTTGAGCTTTCCAGCATCTTGTATCTACACTATAGACTGGGACACAATACTCATGACATTTGTCTACTATGATGCTGTTTAGGGCACCAATGGACTTTATGTAATCGATATTGAGAAAACCTTGAGAACGAAGCCTGATTCTTTCAATGATACAAACGACTTCTCTGGCTTTTGGACAAACTGCCTTAAGGAGACCATCAAGCGTATTTGCTAATGCCCTCCTCTTATCACTATTCGTTTTGTAGCTATCTAGCTGAAGACTTCGTACTTTTACAAGCTTCCTATCTGCTGCAATACTAATACCAGTATTGTTATATGATTGGTCTATGCCTATGATAACCTTCTGATATTTATAATGCTGCTTACATTGCTTATCCTCACAATCTAAACAATCCAGATAGACAGCTGTACCCAGTAAAGGGCAAGGTCTACCCATATCAATTCCTCCTTTTATTTTGATATTATTCCAGGGATTCCAGAATCATCCAGAATGAACTTTAATTATAAGGTATGGATTTATATACCTTTATTTATTTGAATCAATCTGGATAATCCTGGGACCTTCTGGGAATACCTTAATTATAAACCGTATTTCTTCCTGATATCGTCTGCAGACACCAGCTGTTTGATAAACTTACCACCAGTATCTTTGACCTTATAGGCTGCACCACCATCTAACCAGATAACGATAGCTTTGCTGCCCCAAGGCTTATATTCACAGATATGTTTTGCCGTATCAGGTTCGGCTTCACAAAATCTTTCGTAAATCTGTTCGTGTATATTACTCATTGTCGATACGAACCTTTCCTTTTCCTATATTCCAACAAGCTTCACGCATAAAGCATTCTTTACAGCGTTTGCATGTAGGACTGTTTGCATCCTTTGGCCTACCAACCATCTTATGCTCTTCAAACACACGGTCATAATTGAACATGATAGATTCAGCTCTACCAGCAAAAGGCTCAATCTTGGTTGGGTCATAATCGTACACCTCAAGCTTGAAGTCCTGAGTGTTCTTATCCTCAGAAAGTACAAAACCTTTGGTATAGTCTTTACCATTCCACTTGCCAGATTCCTTTGCCTTTTTGATACATAAATGCATGTACCACTGGCATTGCTTCCAAGCCGAAGGATGATGTGTCATCTTCTGAAACTGATATGTATTGACTGACTTAATCTCACCTATCATTCTTCCTTCAAAGAACTCTGGAATTACACAAACAATGTCTGGCGTATAGAACATCATATAATCCTCACACATTCTTGTGTAATCCATATCAGCGGCTTTACCATAACCAGCTCTAATCATCAATCTTTGCCACTTTTCATGAATTGCATTACCCTGTTCAAAGATACGCATCAAACCTACTGGTGTCTGCTGCCCTTGCAACTGCTTATAAATCAGACTCAAAATCTGAGCTCTTAAACAAAACTCTTTTTCGCCAACCAGCATTGCTGAAGCATGAAGGCCAACACGCTCTTGGGACTCAAGCCCTCTTGTCATAGCTTGCTTGACAAACTTTGTTTCCTCTTCAATGTCTTTATCCATGAAAAACATATTGTTGAAGATTTTCTCTAAAGCTGCGGCGTCTGTACTCTGAATTTTAGTACGATTTCCCTGAGCTTGTCTTTTAATTGAATCGACCAATCCCACTTGATGTCACCTCCTTCGGTGGATTTATTTCGTTATAAAACATATACTGCTGAACAATACCTTCAAAACCTTGCAACTCATCAAGATACCATTCTTTAAACATTTCATAATCATCACACTCATACTTACTCTCAAGAATCTGCTCAATATGAGTATCAATCGGAAATGCTTGCAAATGATGCAGACCATATAAGCAAATGCAATCGGCAACTTTAGGACCAATACCTTCAAACTGCATCAAATATTCTTTTGCATCTTCATAATCCATTTCTTGCAAAAGCTCAAGGTCTAACCAACCATTAACGATATCTTCACAAATTCCAATAATCGTTTCTTTTCTGTAACCAAGCTTACATCTATTAAGCTTGTCTTGACGTTCTAAAATCATTTTTGGTGTAGGAAACTCAAACCAAGTGATTCTTCCTGCCTCTCTCATTGATTGAACATGCTTAACACCACATAACTCTGAAAGCGATTGAACCATCTGCTTAATCCTTGGAATGTTCGTGGCTGTTGCTAAACAAAATGTAACGATTACTTCAAACAAGTCTTGCTTAAGAATTCTTATTCCATTTCCTCGATTAGCACATATTTTCATTTCCATTCCAATTCGTTTAGCTTTAAAATTAACATCACTATAATCAGTCTGCAAATCAAAATACTTATACCACAAATCGTAAAACTGTTCATCCGTACAACTCATTATCAATCGTTCCTTTTGCTGCTCAATCTTAAGAGCTTTATCTCTTAAAGGAACCACATACTTTTGCTCTCTTAACTTAATCCATCTGAATACTTGTCCTGATTCGTATATCTGGTCGAGGTCAATATACGGAACTTCAATCACAAACATATTTCACCTTTTCGATTTACGACTCTTGCAACTCCTGCATTCTTAAGCATTCTTGCACATATACCGCAAGGAACTGGATTCTTATCCTCGACAAACTCATAAATATCCTCTTCCCACATAGCTGATTTTTCTCTGTTCAAACCATAACTCTCACATGCAAGATAAACTGTAGAACCAATCAATCGTTCTCTGCTTGTTGCAATCAATGCATTCTGTTCTGCATGAACACTATCACAATTCTCATATCCTGTATAACGTTCTGCATCAGCTCGTTTACATGTTCCTCTATCACAACAATTCTCTTCGCCTCTTGGGCTTCCATTATATCCTGTTGCAATAATAATGTCGTCCTTTACAATCACACAACCATAATGACGCTTGAGACATGTGCTTCGTTTAGAAACTGCCAGAGCAATATCAACATAATACTGGTCTTTACTTATCCTCTTCATCTTCAACCTCCTCAGCTTCATCACAGTCATCTTCGAATTGATTTTCAAACCAAATTCTTTTTCTTTCTTGAACCGTATTTTGACAACCACAAGCTGGACAATCAAATGTATCGTATAGCATTACTTCATTCTTTGAAAATACTGTAGACAATCCAGTTTTATCCAAATCTCTTGCAACGTAATGCTTATCAATAACAGGTTCAAATTCATTCCCACAAATCTTACACTTAATAGCCATTAGTCGTCATCCTCCTCTAAGAATTCTTTCGGAACACGCTTTCCAAACTGTTGTGCTCTCTGAGCCATAATCTCTTTTCTGATAGACTGTACATCGTCAAAGCTTACAAAGCCTCTATCGAAAAACAATGGAATTTCACACTCGCCCATTGGATTACTTACCTTTGATTTGACTACCTTACACTTCATAATCAAACCAATTTTCTCTGTATTTGCTGAATTATATGGATTCTTATTCGGAATCTCAATCCAGGCTTTTCTTGCAACCTGAATACGTAATGAACATGCATGCTTAAGCTTACGTCCTCCAGGCGTATCTGTCTTTTCACCAAACAACATTGCATTCATCTTATCTCTTACCTGATTGATGAAGATTAGCGTTGTTCCTGTCACCTCAATGATTTCCTCAATTGTAGGTAAGTACTTATTCATCAGCCTTGCTGTACCACCGATTCGTTGTTCTTCAATCGAATCCTTTTCAGCAGACTTAAGAACCTTTTCAGCATCTTCCTTTGGTACCATACTTGGCACACTATCAATACCAATAAGAGGGATTCCTGCTTTTGCAAACTGAATTGTTTTGTTAAATGCATCTTCACCATACTTAGCACGATAAATCAGCATTTGCTTTGGTCTGTTTCCAAAGACCTTTGCACGTTCTGCATCAAATGTTCCTTCAATAGGAATATCCAAACACATAGGATGAAGTCCACACAAATGATACAGTAAAGTTGTTTTGCCTGAGCTTTCAGGACCAAAGATTTCAACCACTCGTCCTTCAGGCATTCCACCACCAATGATTGCATCAAGGTCCTCAATACCAGTTGGCCAACGATTGATTTTGAGGTTAGCATGTTTTGAGCCGATTGAGTATACGGCACCTTCGCCTTCCTTTTTGTTGATGTCGTTACAAAGCTTTATAATAGCTTCCTTGTTTGTTTTTGCCATGTCGGCTACCTCCTTGAATTACTTGGATAGGCGGCCAACCTGTGACCGCCCTCCATTTTCATTCTCATCTGTAGAATTTACTTTCTGCCAAAACCAATGATTGCGACACCACCGATGTCGTCATGAGTATCAGCAAATGCGGCAATCACTGCCAACTTATCCTCAGGCTCAATCATATCATCCTCGGCCTGAAGGAACTTCTTAAGGTCTTCCTCTGAAGCATCTTTGACAAGAGCATGAATCGAATCGATGAACTCATGAGCAGCTTCATCTGCCATCTTACTTGCCTGGTCCATCTTGATTTCCATAATCTTCTTGTTCTCTTTGAATTTGTTCAACATATTTGTTTCCTCCATTTTGATTTAGTAGGTATGTACAACCTCTGATTATATTATACCATATTGACCAAAGGTTGTACACCCCCAATTTTAACTTTATTGATTTGATTTTGCATACAACGTGCTGTTGTATTTAGTCACACGATTGATGTAAGTTCGTTTATTGAATTCCAGTGCACCTTGCTCTTTCAGAATCTGAATAACTCTTGATGTGACAGTCCTTGACTTACATCTATCATAGAAGTCATCAAAGCTTGTAAACACACCATGAGCTTTTCGTTCCTCTTCAATTGCTGCAGCTGCCTTTTCACCGATTCCTTTGATTGAGCTTAATCCTTCCTGAATTACCACTTCACCTTCGACCTTTCGAAGTGTGTAATCAGCTGAGTAGTTGACATGTGGTAAGAACAACACTGCATTATCACGAACGGCATTCTCTTTGAACTTAGCCATCTTAGCTTCATCACCACTGTACTTCATCTTCACATACCAGAACTCTGTAGGATAATAGATTTTGTAGTACATTTCTTCGACTGAGATTAAACTATATCCTGTAGCATGTCCTTTATTGAATGCATAGTTGAAGAACTTATCAAAGATTTCAAATGCCTGTTCTTTGGTCATTCCATGTTTCTTTGCACCAGCCTCAAACTTCTTTACGAAGTTATCGTAGTTCTCTTCAAAGTTTCTGATTGCCTTTTCAGTACCACCACGTTGCATCTTCAAAATCTTATCAGCTTCCGGCCACTCCAATCCGCCAATGTTAACTGCAATAGCTTGTACCTGTTCCTGATATACCACACAACCATAAGTTTTCTCAAGATATTTTGAGTATGGCAAACTCGTATCAATATGAGCTTGGTCAACCTTATTGGCTGCATATACTTCGGGCATCTTTAAGCTTAAAGGTCCAGGTCTGTTCATAGCCGATGCAGCAATCACATCTTCGAAACAATCACATTGCATTACTCTCAACATTTCCTGAACCGATTTCTTTTCAAACTGGAATACACCATCACAATTGCCTTCACCAAAAGCTTTCATGATTTGCTCATCATTTACCCAGTCTTCATCGAACTCATCATGACCTGTAAGCTGTCTAAGCTCACCAATACTTGACATTGTAGTCAGACCAAGAATATCGAACTTAATAACCTTAATCTTTTCCATATCGTTCAGGTCATAGTTTGTAAAGTGTTTACCAGTCTTTGAATCGATACGAACAGCTGTATAGTCCAGAATGTTTCCACCAGTAATAGCAACACCAGCCGCATGTGTACCGATAAAACGTATCTTATTATACAACTTACAAAAGTGCTTGATGATGTTATCGTATTGTGCATTCCACATTTTAGCCTCTGCAGAATTAGCGATAGCTTCAAGGTCAAGTAAACCTTCGGTAATGTGTCCATTGATGAAAGTTTTGATTTGCTTAATCTCTTCTTTATTTCCCTCTAAACCGCAAACCTTTGCAAGGTCATTTATGAGGTTGTCAACACGATACAAACCATAAGAACAAATCTGAGCTGCATTGTTTGGGTATCTATCAAGCAAGTGCTGAATTACTTCTGCTCGACGTGATGTCTCAAAGTCAAGGTCAATATCGGGCATCTTCTTTTTATCAATTCGTAAGAATCGGCTAAAATCAAGGTCAAACAGAATCGGGTCAACATCTGTAATGTGCAATGCATAGTTAACCAAGCAGTTGCAACCAGAACCACGACCAGGACCAACATAGATTCCTTGGTCTTTTGCCCATGTTGTATATTCAGCAACCATAAGGAAGTAATCTTCAAACCCATGATACTTGATAACTTCAAGCTCTTCCTTAATTCGTGCTGCATACTTCTTATTCCACTTGCCTCGTTTCTTAAGACCATCTCTAATCTTTTCTTTCAGCAAATCGAATGAATCTCTTTCAGGGTCAAACTGAGGAAGCTTAAGTTCAAGCTCATCAAGAATATCACCATCAACCTTGTCCTCGATTTCCTGTAGGTTCCTAACCATTTCCTTTGCCAGGGCTTTTGCTTTGGCATCACCAAAGTCACCTCTGTGCATTTTATAGAATCGCTGCATGATTTCCTTTTCAGTTGGCATGTAACGTTCTTTGTAGGTTGCTTCAATGTCATCGAAATTATGTTTAGCAACCTCATGCATTTTCATGTATGTGTCAAAATCCTCTTTGGCACCTCTATGAGAATCAGAAGTAAGTATGAGCTTAATACCCAACTTCTTAGCCAGTTTGATTGACTCAACGTTCACCTTTTCCTGAAGCCCAGGCTCAGTAATTGAGTATGGCTGAATCTCAATGTAAAAGTCATCACCAAAAATATCAACCATCTTTCTAAGATACTTTTCAGCTTGGTCAAGCTTACCTGACTTAATACACTGCGCCAAGTAACCTGCAACACAAGCACTCGTACAAATCAATCCTTCATGATATTCTTCAAGCAGCTCAAACGTCCAGATAGGATTGTAGTACTTGATTTTCTCACCTTCATACTGAAGCGTGTTCAGGTTTGTGTACCCTTGCTTTGTCTTAGCAAACAAACATAAGTGGTAACCTCGTGTCTGAGGTTTATACTTCGGCAAGAAATATCCTTCACATCCCATGATAGGCTTGATGCCTTCCTCTTTACATGCATAGAAATGTCTTACCAATCCATTTGTATTGCCATGATTAGACGTACCAAGAGATGTATGACCAAGTTGCTTGGCCAATGCAGCAAGTTCTTCAGGTTTACCAAAACCATCGAATGTACTACACTCATCGTGTCTGTGTAAATCTACCATTTGCAATTCTCCTTTTCTTACATATCATCAATATTTGACGATTGGCTTGAGCAGGAGATAAACAAGCAATTGTTGCTCTTACATAACTTTCAGGAAATGCGCCTCTGAGTTTTGAAGCAATCATACTCAAATTAGCATCAGTCTCTAAAAGTTTATTATATTCTCGTTCTTCAAGGCTCCAACCAATCTCTTTATTGATTTTGAACTCCTTGTTTATTATACCATAAATCTCAGAATTTGTAAACTCTTCTTTATGGTCAGTTGGCCACACTCTATCTTCATACATTCCTTCGTATGGAGGAGTAGGAGTCGTGAACAACAACATTCCTTCTGGCACCAACCAACTTGCAATTCGTTCAAACATAGTGGCTGCAAAGTCCTTATCCAAATGTTCAATCACTTCCATGAATACCACACAGTCATAAGCAAGCTTTGCATGCATTCTCATATTGAACTCTTTTGATGTAATATCGAAAACGGTAATCGTCTTATCAGATTCGTATCGCTTATCACCATCAACTCTCGTGAACTTAATATCGTCACGCTTAAAGTTTTTCTTGACCACATTCTCTAAATCACTTGAACCAGCACCAAGCTCCAACACCCTTGAATCTACAGGCAGCTGGGCGATTTGCCCAGCCACCATAAGAATCCTATTGAAGTTTGAGAAGCTCCAGTGCAAGTTGTAATCGCATTCAGAGAATTTATCAAATCCCATTTCTCTATTTGCATTCTTACAATTCACCTTGCTGTACCTCCTTAAGCTTTTCAACAATCAGCTCAACACACTCATCAATGCTTTTGTTTGTAGTATCAAGCTCAAGTGTTTTCTCAGGCTTATAGTACCTACGAACATTGTCACGATAAAGTTTCTGAGCTTTAGCATAATCATAAGGACAAGTCTCACCATGAAGTGTAAGACGTTCCTCAGCAGTTTCCTTTTCCACTGTACAATACACAACCATAAAGTCACCGGACTTCATAATCTTTCGTGCCTGATGGATAAACTCCTGATTGCCAAGCTTCGTTTCACGACCAAGAATCTTATCAAAAGTCATGTAACCAACAGGGCCTCTATCAATCACAACATGCTTGAAGTTTGTTGCTTTCAGAAACTCCCATTCCAAAGTTGTTTTACCGGCCTTATCAAGCCCTTCGAAAATCACCCACATATATTAGTCCTCCCAGCTCTCAATCATTGCAATCTCACCAGGAAGCAGAAGTTCCGGTTCCTCTTTATAGATTCGCTTAAGCTCTGCATACCAAGCAGATTTGCTGTAATCAAACTTACAGTTTTCAGTTGCATGAGTTACATACTCATTGCCATCACAGAATCTCTTGAAAGAGTTGCCAAACACATCATCACATGTAAAGCACTTCTTAGCTGCTGCACCAAAGCAATCACATCTTTCAAGATTCTTGGTATAAACCAGCTTATCAAGCTCGTCCATTTCATCATCAAGAGCAATTGCCTTTTTGAGCTCCTTAAGCAGAAGTCTGAATGCGTAGTTGATTTCATCAGCTGTATTGTTTTCCAGCCTCTGACCACACACATTCACAAGCTGAGGAAGAGTGAAAGAACAAGAAGCATCACAAGTCTGACCATGCATCAACAAGTAACGTGCATCCTGATAAGGGATGACCGTATGGTCCTTGCCGTCATCATTTCCTTTGGTCATATCGTCGTACAGTTTCTGAGATTCCTCGATAAGCTTTACAGCTCTTTCATAAAACTCAGACTGAACGATATTCAAAGGAAGAATGACATTGTGCTCAACATGCTGAGGCATCTGAGATTCAACCTGGAACAACCAACCACGATGACGAGTAAGCTGCGCAAGATTTACTCTCGATATGTTCTTAAACACACACTGAATAAGTACAGTTTCCTGAGGAGTGGGATTCAGTCTCTTGTCAACCGAACCGGTAATGAACTCCTTTACAATAGGAAGCTCCGGATTGTACTCAATATCCTGAAGCTGAATCCAAGTCTGCTTAAGCATATCCCACATTACTTTTGCAGGATGCTTTGTGTAGCCGATAATCTCTACACCAATTCCTTTGTAGCCATTCTGAACACCATTCATTTATTTGGCCTCCTTCTCAATTAGTTTGTTGATTTCATTTGTGTATTTCTCAAGGCGTTCTTTAGATTCGAAGTAAATCTCGCCAATACAATCGGAAGAATTACCAAGAGCCTTCTCATTCAAACACCACTGATATACACTGTAGGCATCTGCCAACTTAAGAATATTATACACTATCGGTTCAGGTTTGTACACCTCTCCGAGATAATTTTTCCAATGTTCTTTGTAGTAGTCCTGCTCGATTCTGTCGAGTATTTGCTGCATCTCAGGATAGTTTGCTTTGACATCATGAGGAATATCAGATGTACGACTTTCACATGTATCATGCAATGCTGCAAGAATCAGAACCTGTCGTTCCTGCTCATGAGTAAGATTGAGTTGTGCCATAATCTTAAGACAGAACAGAGAAACGAAACATGTATGCTCTGCAACACTCTCATCCTGAAGTCTACTACGATGATTGTACCTAATAATCTTCTTGAGTGGGTACTCACTCATTATGGATTCTTTACTCAACAATTCCAGCATAAGCAAGTCCCTCATTCTTCTCAATCAACTCAGGCAACTTATCAAGGTCCTCAAACTTTGTGATTGTGATGTTACCGGACTGAGCAAGCATCAGATTGAACTGACCATTCGGACCAAGTGTCTCACAGTAATACACAATGATGATGGGCTTGAAAGTTTCAGGGTCCTCCATACCGGCATTGTAACCATTAGCAAAACCGGCTTCCCAAATGGTACCCATATCCTTACCATCAGTGATTGCAAAGATAATGTCACAAGACTTGATATGCTCAACATTTGCTGAAAAGATTTTCTCACGAATTACCGGGTCAGTAATAGGTGACAACGAACTGTTCTCCTTCGGACTCCACACATTGAATCCAAGTTCTCTCAAACGTCCTTTTACACGTTCCTCACGTTCTGCCTGGTCAGGATTGAACCAAGGACTTGCAAAGTACACTTTCATATTTTTAATATCGTTCATGGCGATTTCTCCTTTTCTAAAAATGTAGGGAGGGAGTTTAGCCCCTCCCCATTATGTGAATACTTCCCTTATAAAGTTTCAAGACGGTCAGACACAACACCAAGCTTTTGCTTAATTGCATTAGCCAGGTCGTCACCATCAAATCCGGAAAACATTGCAATGTTCATAAGTACCACAAAACAATCGGCCAGTTCCTCAAGCTTTGCATTCTTATCGTACTTATCATTGCGATGTGACTTCCACCTTTTATCAGCGTCCAACACCTCACCAATCTCGGACATAAGCTGCTGAACATGATATGATGCTAAACCAACATCATCCACAGGAACAGTAACCGTATGCTCATCCTTGTATCTATCATAGACACCTTTATGAATGAGCTTATCTTGAGTTATGAGTTGAGTGTTGAACAACTGCTGCAAAGTTATTGCATTAGTCGTCTTCCCATTCATCCTTATCTTCCTCCTCTTCGCCCCAATCTTCCTGAGCAGCATCCCATTCCTCAAGCTGATTGATGTAATACTTAGCAGGTTTCTTTGGAGCTACCTTGATGTTACGTTCCTTACAGAGGTTGTACAACTCTTTGGCAGACATTTCAGAGTAATCGACTGCATCGTCTTCCTCCTCTTCGCCCCAGTCTTCGTTGTCGTAATCGTCCTCATCTTCATCGTCTTCCGGCTCAGGTTTACGAGTGTTCTTCTTGCCAGTAGACTTCGGAGCACGTTTCTTAGGTGCCTCATCCTCTTCTTCATCATCATCCTCAGTTGCATCACAAGGGAATGCCTTATCAAGCATCTTAAGGATAGACTTCTCAGAGTAAGCTTTCGCCTTCTCGTTTCTGAACTTAACCTTATCCATAGGAACAACAGAGAACGTCTTATTCTGCTGCTTACCGGAAACACTAATCACATAGTCACGGTCAGTGATTGTGCCGTAGTTCTCATACATTGCCATCAATGCAGGAATCGGGCTGCAGTTATTCACAGGGAACATGAACAGCTGAACTTCCTTGGTCTCATAATTCCATACAGACCAGATATACTGAGAACGAGTGCGAAGACTGTCATCATCACAATAAGGACAATCCTTTCCGAAAAGCTCCTGACAAGGAACATTGATTCCAGCCTCAAAGCTATCATGGAATGTAACTTCCATTCCGTCGTCCATATCAGTCAGGAAACGAACTCTGATTTTCTGACCTTCTCTGAAGTAGATGAACTTACCTTTGTTCTGACCGGACTTCTTTACATCCTGCTTAATTTTATCGACTAAACCCATTATGGTTTCCTCCTTGTTTTTGTTTTTGATTCATAGATTTCCATAGTTTTCTTAAACATTTTATCGAACAACTCTTGAGTCATATCACCGGGGTCCTTTACTCCTTTGAGATACCTGAATCTCGTTACTTCGAAATGTTGCTCAAGGAATTTAGTACCTTTGCGACCACACTCATCATTGTCCAATGCACTTATCACTTTCGTGATTCCTCTGTCTTTCAGCTTTTGAATTTGCTGAGGTGACATTTTCCAACCTAAAATAGCAACCACATTGTCTTCACCAAACTGCACAAACTTCAATCGGTCCATGTAACCCTCAACCACAAACACATAATCTTTAGTTCCATAATCACCTACAAGAGTTGTTGCTCTACTGAATCCTTCATTGTACAAATATTTGCGTCGTTCTTCGATTGACTTAATCATCGTACGACATACCCAACCTTTGAACTTTCCATTGTCAAGCATTGGGAATATGATTCCATAGCTCTTATTATATGTAACCTTAGCTTTGCATTTATGTAGGGTACCTGGCTTGAATCCTCTCTTGGTCATGTACTCTCTAGCAGCCACCACCTCAGGTTCATCAGAATCCCTCCAGTTAACTTTTCTTAATCCGTGGTAGTAATCATAGGCTTCATTATATAAATCCCTCTGGAGTGGCTTCTGTTTAATCAGAGACCTATCCAGTTTTATACCACTACACTTATCGGATTTCAGAATACGAAGATATTTTTGATAAGCTTGCAAGTCATTCAGTCCATTGTACTTGGACTCCATAAGCTTTACAAACTTCTTTGCATCACCTGTCAATCCACATCCAAAGCAAAACCATGAACCATCTTCAAAATTCACAATCATGCTTGGGTTTACATCGTCATGAAAAGGACAAACGATTTTCTGACTTAATGATGCAACATCAGGTATCAGATTATAATACCATAAAACCTTTGCTAATGCTTCACCACTTTTGTTCTCCATCGTCATGCCCTCGTTTCACACCAACAGTGAAATAGGGTTTCTGACGTTTTACAGTGTAGCAACCTTTTACCTGTTCTGCGGTTATCTTCCCAATCTCCTCAAGTCTATCAAGCTCCTGAGTATCAACGGATTGTGACACATTCAGGAATGACTTAAAGATTTTAGGGTCCACATCACATTCTTTAAGGTAAGCAATCAATGCGTCCATGTCAGTGATTTCGTACTTCTTAATTATTACCTGCTTAGCAAGTTGTTTTCCTAAAGCTTTTGCAAGCTTATCAGGGTCGAACTCAACACTTGACTTTTGAATACGATTGACCACCAAGTCGCTTTCGACTAAATCATTATACGAAAACGTAAGTGACTTATCGATGCCTTCACACTCAAAATAGTCCTCCATATCGCTGCTGAATTGTGCTTTCAATTCATTGAACTGTGATTGCACCTGCTTAAATCTCGATTGTCTCTCAAAGAACTTACGAACAGATTGTCTACACTCAGTCGAACTAAGTTTAGCTTTTCTGTTCCTCTTTGCCATTCTCATCCACCAATCCTTTCAAAAGCTTATAAACTCCACGAGGCCAACGCTTACCGGTACGTACCCACACAATATCATCAAAAGATACGATGTACTCAGCACCATAATCAGTCTCAAGCTTAAGCTTACGATTCTTGGTAGATTTACGAGTGACCTTAGCAGATTTTACTCTGCCATTTGAAAGACGGAAAGCAACCAAAGTACCGATTTCAATGTTCTCAATATACGGCATCTTCTGAGCCATATCAACATCGACGTTGGCGGATTCTTTCTCAACTTTATCTTCCACCTCTACGACATCGCGATTGTCAATCTTACATTCGTCTTTAGCACTTTCAGATTCATCGTTCTTCTTCAACACTTCCGCTCCTAAGATTGCATCAATCAGCTGGTCCTTGGTCATGTCCCATCTACCAGAGATGTTCATGTCCTTTGCAAGCTCTCTGAGCTCTTTGCAAGTTTTGTTCTGCAAATTTTCTTTTGACATACCTATGTCCTCCTTTGATAATTTGGTAGCTTATGCCACCGACCGGCTTATGCCGGTTTCGTCTTAATTTTCAAAAACTCATCAGGGTGACTTATTTTGTTGCCATCAGGTAACGAAGCACTCCTTCGTTTTCCTTAACGAACTTGTAACCGCACCAATACTGTGCGTTGTCCTCAATTTCACCTTCAACAACTCTGAACTTCCAGGACTTATCAGCTCTACGAAGTGCGGCTTTAGCAACATCACAAAACTGACGATAAATTGATTTTCCTTCCCAACCAATCCACATTCCTTCAGGATTTTCCTCAATCCTTTTCTTATAAGAAACGATTGTCTGATTCATTGACTCAATACCTTTTTCATCAAAGTTGCCTTTGTTTTCCTCGAACATCTGTTCCAACTCACCGAGAGTTTTAACCATCATCTCATTGCTTTCAAACTTCTCAAGAATCCATACCTTTTTCATTGTTTTGCCCTCCTAAGCATTTGTTTTGTTTGTGATTTCATTATACCATATAGGGTGCAGCTTGTACACCCTTAATTTTATCTGATGAACATATCTACATGAGAATTTCTAAATGTTGCTATTGAACCATCAACGAAGTTCAGCACTAAGTATTCGTGATTCTCATCAATACAACTTCCATCTGTTTCAGCTTCAATAGCTGTTGCATCATCACCATCAACAATACTCCAAGATTTTAATCCTGTGTAGTTGACTTCCTTTTCTTCACCGATGTTACCTGAGTATTTGCTGTTCTCATACACATACAGCTTTACGTTTGCATCTGCAAGATTCTCAATAAACATTGTTCTCTCATAAGTCTTAATCATTTTTCGTTCCTCCTAAACACTCATTATTTTTGTAGGCCTTATCTTTAACCTGATTATATTATACCATGTTATTTTGGATTTGTACATACCTTTTTGAAAAGTTTTTGAAAAAGTTTCAGGGCGGCCAGAATCAGTTCCTGACCACCCCTACACTCATCAATCAAAAATTCAGTTACATACCGATTTGCTGAAACACGAAGCCAATTACAATACCAATGATTGCCGTTATGATGTAGCCCGTCACTTTTCTCCACATCTCGCCATCTCGACTTTCAAGCTTCTCGAGTTTTTCTCCTTGTTCTTTCTGGGTCTCTGCCATCTGCTTTATGCTTTGTGCGAGTTCTCTCACTGAAAGAGCAATTTCTGTGACCTGCTTGGTCTGCTCCTCGAGAAGTTTGATTCTTTGATTTTGACGATTATTCTCTGCATCTATTCTTTTGCAAAACTCTTCGTGCTCAGTTCTAGTGATTGGACTATCCATAACATTGTCCTCCTGTTAGTTTCTTACTGAGCAAGTTCACCAAGGTCCAGAGCTTCAAGTACAGCCTTAACCTTAGGCTGAATGATAGCAGGTACCTGGTCAAACGTCTTGACGCCCTTAATAATAAGAGTAGCATAAACCTCTGCCATTGTCTGTTCCTCCTTTCTTAAAAGTAGTCTTAATATGAAAAGCTTGATTCTACACAGCATTTTCATCACGCATCCTGAGCCAGAATCTTTTCAACATCGGCTCTAATTACTGAAGGCACATCATCAATCGTATAAGGCTTTCCAGTCTTGGGATTGATAGTTCCTTTTCTGATTAAATCAGCATATACGTATGCCATAGTAACTTACCTCCTATCTTACTGTGCTGCAATAAGCATTTCAAACACTTCGGCAAGTCCTACCTGCGTCTGCGTAAGCTCTGCGTTCAGCCTTTCAATCGTCTTTTCATCTTCAGTCATTTCTCTCAAACTGAATCGAGTGCCGCTTCCAAAAGGATATTTCGAATTAAGCTTCATCTTACCTTTGTTTACGTCATCGATTGTCACATTCGAAAGATTTTCTTCAGAAAGAACCTCGTCTGCAATTGGCATATCAGATTCATATTCAGTCCCATTCAGTCTCAAGCTCAAGACCGTGCCGTCTGCAAGCTGGACTTTGCTTTTCTCCATATTTGACATCGTAAGATTTCCTCCTTTTCTTTTTACATTCGACCTGTTTCCAATCCAATATGAAAAGGTCATTGAATAACTTATCCATATCTTGAAGAGTTTTATAAGAATCAAACTTCTCGATATATCCTCTCCATGACATGTATTGTTGTTTTACCTCCTCGAACTCAAACTCACCATTGTCTAGCTTTATTTTTAGCTTCTTGAGTTTCCTTCGCTCTCTTACTATTGACTTCCTATCCGGTCTTATAACAACTCGCCCGGTATCAGTTAGATGAACTTTAGTTTTTAGAAACTTAAAGCCAGAACTGAGCTTACAAATCTTTGTCTTGTTCTGATTCAATTCGATTCCAAGGTCACTATACATCTCGTTGATTTTGTCCAAGCAATATTGCAAATATGCTTTATCACTATGTATTAGCACAAAATCATCATTGTATCGACCATATCCCTCAATCTTGAGAGCTTCTTTTATGTAATGGTCAATTTTATTCGGATAAAACATCGCAATAATTTGCGACACCTGACTGCCAAGCCCAAGCGATTTTTCTCCAAACGCGTCTACAAAATCCATTATTAAGTATAATGTTTTTGGGTCGTCTCTAAACACTTTACTTAATTGCTCGTAAACACAATCATGGTCAACACTATCAAAATAAGCATGTAAGTCTGCAACTAATACATACCCATCATTGTTTCCATGTTTTCGATAATACCGCCACAAATGTACCTTCAACCTATTAAAAGCCATTTGTATGCCTCGTTCTTCTAATGACGCATAATTATCATATATCAGCTTAGGTCTTATTGTTGGAACAAGCGATAATTCCGAAAGAGTCTTTTGAACCATTCTCTCATTTATATGAACAGAACGAATATTTCTGATTTTACCTCGTTCATTTACCTTGAACACAGTAAAACCATCAGACATTCTATCCATGTTGTTAAGCCTATTTTTAGACTTTCTTACTCTGTTGATTCTATCAAGATAGAAATTCTGCGTAGAATACTTCCACGAAACATTCTTAACGCATTTCTTTCCTGATTTCATCAGATTGTTGGCATCTGCCACTTTATCATAGTCAGTATGTTGATTCATAAAAATATAATGGCCGCTTATAGTACCACTTAGTCGTTTAGTCTTTTCATAACCTAAACTAAGGTACGTCGCATGCTCATGAGCACGGTGAAACTAAACATCTCACACCACAGATTTAGGCGTTAGCCAGGGTTACGCACTCCTATCGTTTCTGATTTGAATCGGTCAAAGCCTACATTTAGTAAACCATTACGATATCGGGGCCAAGCCATTGGCATTGGAGGCGTTGTTGTTGTTCGAGTTGCCATTGTTGTTGACATTGCAAAAGTTCGCGGTTTTCAGCACGTAACCCATGCAGCAAATTACTCTACGGCCTGCTGCCCTCCGTTCTTTCGTTCTTTTTCTTCTAAAAACTTCTTGTGTGCTTTTATAGTAGACTTCTTCCAACGATATAAGTAGTGTTTCGTTTTCTCGAGTTGTTCATCGTAATTCATAAACTTATTCAAGTCAATGTCGAAAAATTCCTCAACAAATTGAACCTCTTGCTTTATATTAGCAATATCACCTATCGCTGCATCTTCAAGCAGAATCCTTTGCTTAAATTCTTCATCTATCTCACACTTTATTTCATTAGCAGCAGAAATATGAGCTACCAAGTTAGATGAATACTTAAACAAATTGCTTCTTGTCTTACTGATAATCCACTCATCATATTTACCAAGTACTTTAGTTTCCTCAGTAGTCTCTTGATACCTATCAATCTTCTCAAAAAGCTTAGCCAGCTCCGGATATTCATTCCTTAATCTATCAGGAATCAAACTCTTAAAATTTGTCTTTAGCTTGTAAGAACGCATTACTATCTGTGTTACTATATGACGTAACTTTACAGCTTCATAAAATGCATCCAAACGAGATTCAGACCTTCTCCATTTTGGTACACTCATTTTATCGTCTCCTTAACCAGTAAATCAATCGTATGTGTCGGCTTTCGCCGACACGATTGACGATTAGGTTAAAACGATGAGCGGGGCCAAGCCGCCGGCAGCGGAGGCGCCGCCGTCGTTCGAGTAGCCATAGCCGCTGACATTGCAAAAGCTCGCGGTATTAGATGCAGAAGGGTCTGCTAACCAATACCACTGACGAGAAGTTGCAGATTTATTGAATCCTCTTCCCTTCATAACATGCGCATTACCACCAGTAAACAATGCCAAGCTATGACAAACAGGACCACCAGAAAACTGGTCGGCCCAACCTTTGTGACCAAGCATCTCATTCACAGATGGAAGTGAAATTCTACGAGATGCCCATGCCCAACCTCCTTTATTGTTTTCCAGCCTTCTTACAGTAGCCATATAACCCTGCAATTTAGCTGAAAAAGTACCAGCAATTGTTTCCAAAGCTGCCGGCATCAAAGAAGCTGCAAAACCACCAGTGTTTGTGTTTGACGTATTATACTGCTGAGTTTCTTCAAGGCAATCACGAGGAACACAGATAATGTTATTACTTTCAAGAGACGTATCACCACAATGAAGATAGCCATTCTTGTCCGCAACCTCCCACATTACCTTTTGCCCATTAGTTCTTGTGTCAATGAAATAGTCACCAACAGCGAACTTATCCCACTGACCTGCACGAACATATCCCATCAAAGTATCAAGGTTCTGCTCAATTCCAAAATAACCATAAGGTGCCATGATTTCTCTTTTCATAATTGCAAAGTCATCATTCATTCCCTTAATCAAAGCAGATGAAGGAACCTTCCCAGCTTCATCGGTCTGAATAGACGAGATGCTTGCAATAGTCATCATTGCATCTTCATCGCCTTTAAGCGATGCTTGAATTACAGCAATCAAATTACTATAAGTCATTTTTCTTGTGCCACCGTCTGCAAGCTCAACAATAATCATGTCGCTTCCAACAAGACCCGTAGTCGCCTGCAACTCAGGAATCTTTTTAGTTTGTACAGAAAGTACACTCATTATATTTTCCTCCTTGTTCATTTATTGTTTTATAGTTTGTTAAACTTAACACTGACAACCAATAGGCCACTCAAATACAATGACTTCATCATTAGAAGTAGCAAGCAACTCACCAGAAGAAATTTCAGCAGGAGCAAATGCTTTACCAGAAATAAGCATCTTTTCAATGTTATCCAATCTAGCTTCATGCTCGTCAATCTCTACCTGAATTTTACCAGCTGCATCTTCACTAAGCTGACCTTTAACATTTTCAAACCATGTAGTAAACTCATTCTGCCACAAATCAATGTGAGATGCATACCACTCATCGTACTCGGCTTTCTGCTCATTCGTCCAATTTGTGTAGTCATTCTCTTGCAGAGTAACCCATGTAATATACGCCTGCTTTTGCTCAGCCGTCCAGTTCGCATAGTCATTCTCGTAGAATTGCTTAAACTCATCAAAGTATGATTCGAACTGATTGAACAATGTTGTAGTATCAAGCTGCTTCACAACACCGGTTACCCAACCACAAACATCCTGATTCATACGAGTATCAGTGATTTGAGCTTGAGTAATTTTGATTGAACTGGCAGGAATACTAATTGTAGCAAGCTGAAGCTCATAGTAGTCAGCAGTACGCGTAACTTCTGGAGCTATAGGGTTTACAGCAGGAGTTCCTTTTTTCACAGCCAACCACATATTTCTCTCAGAGAATCCAAGGCGAAGAACAACCGAATCGATTCTATTCAAAACACCATCTGCAACGTCGACTGGCATGTAAAGCGTATCAGTATTTTCATACCAATATCCGTTTATCCAGCCTTGTCCTCTTTCAATGCCTATCTGCATTTGAGGTGTTGCCATCTCCATAACCTGAAGCTGATTAGAATGTTCAGCAAAAACACCATTGGCAATAAAGCTTGCAAAATATGCCGCAAAATGCTGTGCTAAATAAACTCTATCGTATTCTTCACCGTTTAGATACGCATCGAAAAATCCACATCTTTCCACTTAACTCACCTCCTTACGAAATTTGTTGCTTCACTTTCTGCATTATCGTTGGATATGAATACCCAAACGTAAGAACTAATGCATACTCATCGTCGAAGTCCTCTTCCACTTCAGTAATTCTTGCAGACACCACTACATTAAGCTGCCTATCTCTTACTGTAACTTTGTCACCTTTTTGATAGTCTTTACCAAACTCATACTGAACATCACCAAAAACACGAATCTGTGCTTCAAATGTTTCGGTCGTTTTACATTCCGCGAGTTTATCATCTCCTCGATTTACAAGAGCTGCATCATATTCTGTAGGTGTAAGAGTGGTTGTGGTGCCATCTTCATTTACAGACTCAGATTGAATATCTCTCGCATCAACGTAAAGCTCTCGCCTACCAAAACCTTTAGTGGTATTATCACCAGATATTTTTGACTTTCTTGAAGCTCCTTCTCCTTCGCCCATTACTAACGCTACAGATTTTTCATCTTGATTATTTGTGTAATAAGAACTTGAAAGAATATCTTCAAGGTCTGTACTAAACTCAACAGGGTCAACTTTGCTTTGCTCAATTGTCCTATCGACTCCAGCAACCACCTCAAAAATCAGCTTCTTTTCTTTCGGTCTGAACAGCACATTGAAGCCTATATCTGAGCTAGCAGCAATTGTATTTAGCGTAGCATAAACCTCGCCGCCAGTCTTTTGTATTGATATTTTATCCCCAACGTGCTTGTCCTCTGCACACTCTAAATAAGGAATTTTCCTATTGACATTTGTTGGATTCACGCAGTTCTGATTCACAACTTCATACATAGCAGTTGATGCATATTTATTTGAAGCATTATATGTACCCCAAATGATACGAGTTGTGAAGAACATCTCAAGTGTTCTACCTTTGACGTTGAACGTTTTTGTTCCCTTATCATCGATAGTTGACTTTACAATCTCAACAACTGCGGCATTATCACCACCACACCAAAGGATATTTCCTTTCTTAAAGTATTCAGAGTTCTCATCAGTAATTGGTGCCCAAAGCTCAAAGCTGGCGTAACCATTAAACTTGTCAGGCCAAATTAAGCTGTCATACTGGTTAACCTCACCAATGTTCTCAAATGCGGTGTCATCCACTCTAAACACAAGTATCTGAATTTGTTTTTCTAATAGCATTCTTGCACCTCCAAATACTTATTGTTGAAGTAGATATATACCTCAAGATTTTCAACATTCTCATCGGCGTCATATCTGAAAAGATTGTCGCCAACTTTAAGCTGAAGCCATTCACTGTCAAGGTCACGATACTTAAAGTAGTTTGATGTTATGCCATTCAACGTTCCCTGAATCTTCTTCTCACCGATGATTGTATCAATCATGATTTCCTCACCGGCTTGCATCGTTTTATTTACCTTGAAATATTTTTGTGTGTCAACGTTAATTAAGCTTGGACCATATAAAGTACCATTAGCCTTGAATACAATTTTCATACCAACATCAACAGCACCTGAATTATTGATTGCAACAATCAAGCTTGGCTGTCTCAAACCAAAAATCACACCACCAGGAGGTGACGGATTCTTTGAAATAATCAAAGGGAAATGAAACATAGGAATTGTGCTCGCTGCTGCAACCTTACTTTCGACCTGTTCACTGAACAATGGGTCAGGGCAATACCCTTCAATCTTAAACTTACAAATCACTTCATTATTCTCTGCAATAGTTGCTGAATATCGTACAGACGTGTTAGGTAAAAACCTAAGCACGTAGTCTTTATAAAACAAATCAATAGCTTGCTGAGGATTGAAGAATCTGTTTAGTATCTGTTTACGTTTAGTCATTACAGCTTCAGTGTCTGCAATAACCCAACCTTGAATTGTAACTGACCTTGTTTCCAAACTTGTACCAGTTACATATACACCAATCTGGTTTACATACTTATAGGAGTGGTGGGTGCTTTCTACGGCACCCCAATCCACTGAATTAAGTATGTAATCAGGTGTAGATACCATGTCAAGCGTAAGAATCGCTCTGGTCTCTACATTCTGGAGTTTGATTCCTTCGACCACACTCACCACTCCTTTCTTAGAATCCTTCTGCCATATCTTGCTTCGTCTTCTTCATCTGTTTAGCAGCTTCAATTTCATCAATAGCTTTTGGGCTATAGAAGTTGAATGTATCACCATTTCCACCTGTATTCTTATCCTTCGGATTTGTTCTATCAACATAACCCTCAGAACCACCAGACTTAGTGAATCCATTATAGCCAATATATCCAAGAGTGCCATCAGAGTTAACAATCACCTGACCAGCTCTAATAAGCATATCAAGCGACTGCATCATGCTGTCAACAGAGTTTCCGATTCTGCTTTCAATGGACTCAAACCAAAGTGCAACCTCATTATAAATCGACTTAAGCTTGTCAGCAAATCCAGACACCGTAATACCGGCACCAACTGAAATATCATCAGTGTCAATGTTATCGATTCCCTTATTCAGGTCTTTCTGAATTGCTTTCATAGCCGAAGGCATTGCAGCTTCAAAACCTTGAACAACACCAGGCGGTAACCACTTACCAATCTCGTCTCTGAATACTTTAGACGGTGAGCCAATGCCAAGCGCATCTTTTACGCCATCAACAATACCAGAGAAGAAACTCTTAACATTCGATACGAATGTATCTTTAGCTGCTTTAATACCATTCCAAACACCACTAACGATGTCAGAGCCAATTGACTTGACTTTGTCTGCAATACCGCTTGCTGCCGACTTGACGTTGTCAATAAGTGATTGAACTGCCTCTTTACCTTTTTGACCCATCTGAGTAACCCAAGTCTTGAGGTTATTTATTGCACTATCAAGATACTGCTTGATTTTACCTGGCAGCTGCTGCATAAAGCTTACTACGTTGTTGATGAAGTTAGTACCCATTTCGCGTGCTTTGTTAACCATATTAGTAGCCCATGTTTGCACGTTATTAAGAGCACTCGTAATAAACTGCAACACTTTACCAGGAAGCTGAGTGAAGAAACTAACGACATTGTTGATGAAGTTTGTTCCCATCTCTCGAGCTTTATTTACCATGTTGGTTGCCCAAGTCTGAACATTGTTGAATGCGCTGGTAATAAACTGAAGTACCTTTCCGGGAAGCTGTGTAAAGAACGACACCACATTATTGAGGAAATTCGTTCCCATTTCCCTAGCTTTGGCTACCATGTTACCAACCCAAATTACGATGTTGGTCAATGTATTACCAATAAAATAGCCAACCTTATACGGCAAATTCGTGAAGAAACTTACGACTGCATTCAGGAAGTTTTGTCCCATTTCTCTTGCCTTAGCAACCATATTGCTTACCCATGTTACAACCGAATTATACGCATTCGTAATGAAGTTTGCAATATTCGTAGGAAGCTGAGCAAAGAAATTTATGATAGTCGTAATAAAGTTGGACACTGCCATCTTAATGGAACTTATTACATTCGAGAAGAACGAAGTAATTCCATTCCAAATGTCTACAAAGAACTGCTTGATATTTGTCCAAGTCTCATCCCATGTAGTTCCAAACCAACCTAACACAGTATCGGCGATTCCTTTGAATGCTATAGTCCAAGATTCGAAAGTTCCCTTAATCAAATCCCAAACAGCACCAAATATCTCTTTGACACCTTGCCAAGCTTGGTCCCAATTACCGGTGAAGATACCGATAAACACATCAAAGATTCCAGTCAATGCATCAAGCACCGAACCAAGAATCACACTTATCTGATTGAATACCCCTTCAAATATCGGGGCAAGTAAACTGCAGAAGCCGTCCCAAATTGCTTTTACGACCTCACCAAAGTTTTCAAAATCAAAACCAAGAGCATTTAGCCTATCGACTATGCCTTGAGCAAACGATTCGAACTTGGATTTTATACCGTCCCAAATTGCTGTCATCTTGTTTCTAAACTCTTCATTAGTTTTCCACAAGTTTGCAAATGCAGCAATTAGAACACCAACCACAGCAACCACAGCTACAACCGGAGCAGAGATTCCACCAATAGCAGCACTAACTGCAGTGAATGCACTCTTAGCTTTTGCAAGAGCTCCTGGGATTTTACCGAATGTAGTGATTATGCTACCAACACTCGTTGTCAGTTTACCAAGTACCATGAGTACCGGACCAATAGCTGCTGCAATAGCTGCAATCGTAAGAATTGTTTTCTGAGTCTCAGGGCTGAGAGCTGTAAACTTGTTAATCAACTGTGTAAGCCACTGAACGAAATCTCTTAAAGCAGGAACAATCAACGATGCCAATGTAATCGCTAAGCTTTCCAAAGAACCCATAAGTTCTTCAACGTCGGCTGACAAATTATCTCTCATTATCTCAGCAGTTTCTTTTGCAACACCACCAGCATTATCCATACTTGCAGCAATCTCATCATATTCTTCTTGAGACATGTTCAACAGAGACAACAGACCAGACATACCTTCCTGACCTGCCAGTGTTGCTGCATAATATGTTTTCTGCTCGTCAGTTAAACCACTGAAGCTTCCTCTCATTTCTGAAAGGATTTGGTCTAAGCTCTTAAATGTACCATCTGAATTCGTAAGTACAATTCCAAGCTCATCCATCGCTGCTGCTACCTGGTCGGTAGGCTTAACCATTCTCGTAAGCACGCCTCTTAAAGAAGTACCTGCTTGAGAACCTTTAATACCAGACATAGACATCGCAGATAATGCAGTCGTTACATCTTCAATACTTAAGCCCATTGAACCTGCAACAGGAGCAATATACTTAAACGATTCGCCAAGATCGTTAATACCAATCGTACCACTATTCGCTGCTTGAGTAAGTAAGTCAGCAACTCTGGTAGATTCTTTCGCTTCCAAACCAAAACCAGTAATTGCATCAGCAACAATAGTACTTACTGTTCCAAGATTTTCACCTGAAGCAGCTGCGGCATCAAGAACGCCGCCCATACCATCAAGAATCTGCTGAGAATCCCAACCGGCTTTAGCCATCTCTGTCATAGCTTCAGCAACTTCATTTGCACTAAAAGCTGTTTCACCACCAAGCTCAATTGCTTTAGCTCTTAATGCATCAAACTCTTCACCTGTAGCTCCAGAAATTGCCTTAACACCAGACATCGCTGAGTCAAAGTCGGAAGCGACCTTAAGCCCAGCGGTGCCAATACCTAACAAAGGAACTGTTACAGATTTCGTGAGAGTTGAGCCAACCGAAGTCATGCTTTTCCCAATACCTGTAATGTTATTGCCAACCTTAGTCGCCATGTTCTTGCTTACTCTGTCAGCTTCACTTTGAGCAGTTCTTAGATTGGCTAAAAATCCTGAAATATCAAGGTCCAGGTAACCAGTAGCTGAACCAACATCCACGGCCACAGCTCTCACCTCCCTTACTTATTCGTGTAATGTTTATACATTTCTTTAAATGAGCTGAACTTCTGTCTAAAGACAGGCTCTTCTTTATTCTCCATTTTCTGAATGATAAATGCACACGCTTCATCAAAACAATACGAAGTGTAAGGGTCAGTTAAATCTAATAACGTGCTGGGTCTAACCTTGTAGACATTAGCTAGCCCCAGCACGTTTAGAATGTTCTTACTCTTTACGAAAGGATTCGAGTGCTTTTACACCTCTCTGCGTATAATTGAAAATCGCAGTAATCTGGTCATCAGACAGTTCCATACCCGAACCAATAATTTCATCATACGTAGGCTGAACCAAAGAGGCTCTTGCAATTACTTCGCAGATGCCATACACATCAGAGAGCATATTCTCATTGTCGGCATCCATACCTGCACCACCCTTAGAAAACAGATCACCGGCTGCAGTCAAAAGGGTATTCGGAATCTTGCCCTGCTTAGCCAAAACAAGCATACTCGGTCTACGAACACGAGCAACAAAAGGCTGACCTTCCGCAAAATCAGGGAAACGAACTACAGCACCAGCAGCATAGCTCTGCAAGTCTGCCAGCGTAGTGATATTCATCTGAGTATCACAATTCACCGGCTTAACCTGCTGAGGCTGAGGCATCATCTGTCCCCCAAACTGACCATTCACAACTCCATTATTTCCATACATGTTATCCATGATTCTCAATTTCCTTTCTTGTTATTTACGTAGTCTGCAACTCAGGAAGGGCAGCTACATAGTTGATTTCATAAGGTGCTTCGCCTGTCTTAGGCGCACTATTGATAGTATATTCCGGAGCACGGAAAACACCATCTTCCGAACCAAACGCAACAGGAACACCCTGGCAGTTCGGATACGTAATCTTCTCGTACTGAACAATCTGACCAGACGCATCATACTGAGCAGAATAAGCATTCAACTTAAATACCTCACCCTTGTCAGCAGAACCTGCAACAGGCGGAGTATACCCAACAATCTTTGTAGTCTCAGAAGAGTCATACTTAATAGTACCACCCTGGAGAATCAGAACAAGTTCAGGATTGAAGACATTATCGGTAAGAGTAATCTCATTACCAGTAACGGTTGTAGTCTTCGGTTTCTGAGCACGAAGGATGCCTTTTACAACCAGCTTAACGGCATCTTCCTCTTCAATCTGAGGCTCGACTTCAATCTTATTTGCAGTGTCAAAACCAAATTCACCATCACTGGTTTCAATGGTAACAAGGCAGCAATCGATAGTCGCAATCTCAGCTTTGGACTTTTTAACAGTACCAGCCATCGTTATTTTCCTCCTTATAGAATTTTCTTGTGATTCTTGTATTCAATACTAATCATGTGAGCCTTGTAACTATCATCATAATAGCTTGGAGTTTGACTGCCATACGGCATAATCATTGGCTCTAACTCCTTCATGGCCTTCTTGACCTTTTGAACCAGCGGCTCAAGTGCACTATATGCTTGTTTAGGTACGTAACACATTACTGCATACAAATCATCATCCGTACTGAAGTTCGGAAGCTTTGAAGAACCATCATTCTTTACGACGATGTATTCCTTAGTACAATCACCAGTTTTTACACCAGGCGAATATACATCAAAACCTGATTTCTTCAAATGCAAGTATATGTCCTGCCACCTTGAATCAGCATATTCAAAATTTGCATCAACCATACTTATCACCTCACAGTTTCAATTTGCTCATAAGATTGTCAAGGTCACTTACGATTCTTGGACCTTCCTCTCTAACTGTTGGAGCAATAATCGCATAGTTCTTTTCGTGTGCAAGCTCAAGCCAAATACCATAATCTACACCATGAGCAAGTGTAATACGAACTATGGTCGGACTTGGCTGCGATACTTTCGCATTCAGCAAAGCTTTCGCCATACCAGTTCTATCGGTCCAAGGACGATTCATTTTCATCTTTGCTTGCAACTCACTTGCTTTAGTTGCCGAATACATCAAAACAACTGCACCAAGCTTTGCGGACATCTTATCCAAATTCTTTTTCAATGAGCTGCTATCATAGTCAAGCTTGAACGACATTATCAACCACCTCCAAAGATATATCTGCAATGATGTTCCATTCCTGGATATTCACTACACCGGTAACCTTGAGAGTTTTGTTGTTGATTTTTAGTTCATCACCGACCTGTAAAACTAAGCTAGCGGCATCTTCATACAAGCACAAAATCATTGGAATTTTCTTTGTACGAACCTGAGTTGTGTCTCCAGTCGTAACTTGGACACTGCTATTTTGCTCGTGATACAATCCTCGAATTGTACCAACCACAATAGGCTCACCAACCGGTTCACCAAAGTCATTCACACCAGACCTCTTAAACTCGTAATCAATACCGCTTCGCTTTAACTCTCTTTTGATTTTGTATGCTTCAAACTGAGTGTTTATCATCTTGGCACCTCCTACTCATTGAGGATGCCTGAATTAAACGGTTTGAAGCGAGATGCTAATCGCTTAAAATAAGCTGAAGTATCTTGTGTGGATAAACCACTGACAGATATTGTAGAATCTTCAGACTTAATGATAAGCATCTCATAAATGGTAGCATTCACGTTACCATTATTCTTATCCAGATAATACTGGAAGTCATCCTCTTCAAAATAAGGTGACTGAGCCTCTCGTACTTCTTTCTTGATTCTTTCAATATCCGTCATAGGCTCACCTCTTACTCACCGTCAATGAAAGACTTGATAATCTCCTTAGCTTCGTTGGCGTTCTTAGTACCGGAGATGTCAATCTCCTTGATAGCTGCGAAACGCTTTACCTCTTCCTTATTCCACTGAGAAATAGGCTTTTCGAGAATCTCTTCTACGAAAATATCATCATCAGATTTTTCAGGAGCAGCAGGTGCTTCAGGAGCTTTAACTTCAGCCTTTTCGTCAACCAGCTTGTACCCCTGACTAGAATAAATCCCGTCAAAGGCACCTCTGGTTACTTCAAACACATTCACACCATTCGTAATCTTAACCATAGTTCAGTCCTCCTCTGCTTATTCTGCATCAGTGTCCAGAATGTAAACCTGGTCAGCAGCTTCGAAGGAAGGCAGACAAATCATAGAAACGATAGTCTCAACCTGAACAGGGTCAGCCTTCTGAACAGTAGTAACGGCAACACCAGTATCAGTGATAGATACATTCGCAACAGAACCGGACATAAGGTCAGATTCAGCAGGAGTAGTACCAAACCAAGTCTTACCAAGGTCACCATCAGGGAACATAACGAAAGTTTTCTCAGGCATGAACTTAGCAGTAGCATCGTTCTCATCCTTATAACGCTTATCGTTAACAACAACGTCGAGTTCAAGCTCGTCCATAATGTACTGGCGAAGCTGCTTATCAGAGATAGCACCAGCACCATTGGTAAGAACGAAGATTGCCTTCTTAATCTTCTCATTGTTGCGGATGTCTCTCCAAGTCTTGCCATCACACATAGCACGAGTGATAACAGCACCGGTCTCGTCCTGAATCTTTTCCTTAGCAACTCTGATGTCCTCGATAGGGTCAGAAGTAGCATGGTTAGACCAAGATACAGCGGCATTGCCCTTATGAGTTACACCATAGTCAAAGGTAAAGCTCTGACCATTTGCAGCCATAGAGATAATACCAGTGGTAAGTGCCATCATACGCATTCTCTCACGAGAAGCACGAGCACCACGAAGCAGACGAGTTTCATCGTCAAAAATCTTGTTCATCACAGAATCGATGTAAGCCTGGTTGCCAGTCTCAAGAACAAGATTGAGTTCCTGACGAAGCTCTTCATCGATATAGGTAGACTCCTTGAAGTACGGCATCTCTGCAGTAAGCTTTTCAAAGCCGATACGTGCACGAGGAATTGCATGTACATCAAATGCGGAAGTCTTAAGTACAACAGGCAGACCTTTGCTACCCTTAATCCACTTGAGGGAAATGCCACGCTTCTTGTCATCAGGGAACAGCTCTTCGCAAGGATACGGAGCTTCGTCCTGAGTGAGCTCTTCCCAATATGCAACGAGTTCAGTACTCTGCATCAAATCGAAAATAGTCATCTCTTATTTCCTCCTTCTCTTACGCCTTCATGAACGTAATCTGCTTAGAAGCTCCGGTTGCACCAACTGCAGTAGTGATTGCAGCAGCAACATCTGAATCCACACGATTCACATTCACAAAACCAAAAATCAAAGCAGTGCCATTGGCATTGCCATCAGTTACATCAACGTCGTGCAGAACAACTGCATTCATTGCCGTAGTACCGTCAGCCTTAACAGCTGCAGTCTGAAGATTCATCAAGTCAACCTTGATAGGGGTACCTGCCTTTACGATTTTCTTGTTGCCTACGGTAGCACCAAGAGTCTGAGGCACGATACAACCAACAGAACTCTGAAGCTCAACATTAGCAAGAATCTGCTTAGTTGCAGTCAGAGTAGTCTTAGAAATACCACTACGATTCAGCATTCTTATATACCTCCATATTATTTGTTGTTGCCCCAGTAGCTGGACTTTTTACCAGTACCACGGCGCTGTGCAGCAAGACGAGCACCAAGACCTTTTTCTTCGCCCTTCTTCTCCTTATCGGAGTTCTTGACAGAAGAACCAGTTCCCTTCTGGCCAGTCTTACCTTTTCCTTTGTCTTTTCCACCCTTGTCATCGTCTTCGGATTCACCGAACCAAACAGGGTACTTGGTCTTGAACTCGCCGATGATAGTCTTCAGGTCAGAATCTTCGGTCATCTTTGCAAGTGCAAGAGTAACCACATCTTCCACATACTGAGTTTTTACACCCAACATCATGGCTTCAGCTTTAGCTTCTGCAACCTGAGCTCTCTGCTCGGCTTCGTTCATCTTTGTCTGATTTTCAGCATCCTTTTCGGCAGCCTTCTGCTCATCAGTCTTCTGGCTTTCGATAAGTGCCTTAACCATTGCAACCATTTTGGAGTCCTTAGGGTCAATACCCAATTCCTTAAGAGCAGCACTACGACCCTGATTCTTTTCACGGGTCATCATCTTATTTACCTGCTCCTGAGTGAAAGTCTTACCAGACTTGCCCTTATCGTCTCCACCTTTGTCCTTACCAGATTTATCATCTTTACCGGACTTTCCAGAATCATCCTTGTTGTCGTCCTGGTCCTCAACGTCCTCGTTCTCTTCAATTTCCTCATCAGTGAGGTTGTTCTTTGTTTCTTCAGCCATTTTAATTTCCTCCTGTTCCATGATTCTCATGGTAGATATTTGATAGTTTGTTCCTTGTGATTGTTTTCAGACGCCACAAAGGTAAACGTACCTGGGAACATCTTATTCACTTTATCTACGTATTCTTCAAGACGTTGTTTCTTTTTGAACACCATAGAATTTAGCATTCTTGCTATTTCCTGATTATTGCTACCATGGTTTCTTCGTATCCTCTTTTTCGTTTTCTCAAGGTCCTCCACTAATTCATAGTAACGTCTATCCTGAATAGATATACGGTAAATCTTATTACACTTTGGACACGCAAAATAAACCAGAGTAACCGGCACACCGTTCAATTCAACGATAGCCTCATGTATTCCCACAGCATCCAAGTAAAACTCATGTTTGCACTCATCACACACGATTATTGCTTTTTCCTGACTCATACCGAAAACCTCAGCACAAAGTCGGAATCCGTTTCGTTGTCGTGCAGCAACTTACCGGTATATTCTTTCATGAGATTCATCCTGTAGTCAGACAGGTTCTGTCGAGCTTTCTTGAATTTTGCCGATTGTTTTTGTGGAATTTCTTTGTCCTTTTTCTTTAACACAGCAAGCTTTACAAACTGTCTGGAAACTTCCTTAAGTTTATTAAGCGATGTTGCGTCATCAATTTGTACGTAATGGCGTCTGCCACACTTAGGACAATCGTAATATGT